AGTGCAGGTGGTACTGGTGGATCTGGTGGTACCGGACAAGTTACATTTAATGGCCAAAACAGTTTACCAGGTACTCATATAAATACTGATTCTTTAATTTCTTCTATAGGTGGGGGGGACTACTTTAATCCCTGCGAATGTCGTTGTTTCAAATACAACAAGTTCTGGTTTGATTGGTACAGCTAATACAGGCCAAGGAGCAACCGGAGTAAGCAATGGTGAAAGTTTAGGCGCAGCCGTAGGGCAGGCAGGCGGGGACGGGATAATCATTGTTACTGAATATTTAGATCAATAAGGATTACTTATGAAGTGGGCGCTAATTTCTGATATATCTTTTGATTTAAAAGAATTTTCATGGAATATTACTACGATAACAGGTGAAGCAGGAGAAACAATTTATCTTTATACACCCACTACTCAAATAGTTAACAAACCTGGCGGAACAATTATAAATATCATAGACTATAATTCAGATCCGTATGTTGTACCGGTTAACTTAACTTTGTTATCGGTGGACGATACGGCTAATATAGGTGACACCGGTTATTAATTTGTACAAAAATAAGATACAATAAATTTTACTTAAACTTAAGGATTTGAAAATGGAACATAAAAACGCACATCATAAAAAAGCTATGGAGCATCATAAGAAAGCTCACAAAGCGCATGCAGAATGTATTAAGCATCATGAAGCTGCTCTTAAATCTCACGATAAAGCTGAAGCTCACGATAAAAAAGAATCGGCTTCTAAAAAACATAAAGAAGAAGGTAAAGGTTTTCGCGAATATTATGAAAAGAAAAAGCGTTCTAGCCGTCACGAAAGCGAAGGCATGAAAAAATCTATGCGTAGAAAACATAATCCTTATTGATTTTAATGTTTCTAGCATTCCCTAGAAATTAAGCCCCAGAGATGGGGCTTTTTACTCAAAATAAATGCTATTACTATCCGGATCAGAATAATAATCCTTGGATGAATATTTATCACTTTCTAACTCATTAATCTTTCTCTGCATTTCATCTATCTTTTTATCATTACTAGAAAAAGCACCAAGCAATACAAAGAATATAATAATAGTCCAAAACATAATTACCTCATTAATTTAAAACGGTAAATCTTCGTCAGGAAAAGATTTATCAGTTTCAGATTTATTTTTAATATCTTCTTCTTTTAAATATTTCTTAATTATATTTCTATTTGGATATTCAGATCCATCCGGTTTTGTTCTGCCTTTTTCGATCCCTATTTCTAATTTTCCTGATTTACCTTTACAGTCTATATCCTTAATTTCACCTTCATTGTATTTAACCATTAGATTATTAAATTCACAAAAATTAATTAGTTTTGAAGAAAAAGATTCAATTAAATAATCATATAGAATTCTTGCTTGATTATTTTTATCAAATACTTCTATGGTCAGTTTAATCATTTGGTTACCAGCTTTAGAAACTGTATCTTCGGCATTTAAAATATGATATTTGTAAATACCCGTATCTAATAATCCTTCATTTTTTATTTCTTCATCGGTTTTCGGTGTAAATTTCATTGTTTTCTCCTTTGGTGTTTAAATTACATTTTCAGGTTCAGTTGTTATCGCTTTAGTAATTTCTTTAATATTTTCTTCGAGCATCTTCACCCATTTAGGGAATACTGAATCAAAATAAGATGGTCCTAACATTTCTCTCATTCCTCCTTGTAGATAGGCTGCTTGCCTATTCGAACAAATCAAAATCTGATCTATAATATATTCTTCAATCAATTGTTCCTTATGTGCATATTCATATAAAGTTTTTAAAAGAAGTGTTGAACTCTCTAATGTATTTTTCAAATATAGATTTACCATTTTATTAATAGCTTCTTTATGAATATCGGAAATATTTTCTTCAATCGTTTCCATTATTTTTTTCCTTTATATTTTTAAATTTATTAATTTCCATTCTGTAAAATTCTATAGGTTCATTATATTTTTTTGATTTATGGGTCCGTGATAAAATATCAATGCACAACATAAATAAAATTCCCAATGTTGCTCCTAAAATAAATCCTAGTATCATAAATTTACCACCGTTAAATTAACTGGTGAAGACAATTGCCATCGCGTAAGCATACATTAGGAGTGATAATAGTATTAAAGAAATTCCTAATAGTTTCATTTTCCCTCCTTTTTTTCCATTTCAAATTTATGAAAACAATCCATATCACAGAACTTTCCTTTATTCTTTTTTGAATAAACAGGTTTATTCATCAATCTTGTATCTACTCCACAAAACTTACATTTTGCTCTACTTTTTTTGAATATATTAATCATTTTATTTTTTTCCTTAAATATCAAATTCTGGAATTTCGCACCAGTAGTGCGGTGGCGCTCTCATGTACCAAGATTCATCTCCCGTTGTCTTAGTAGCTCCGAGCCAACCACCGCATTCTGGCTTACCATTCCAGGAGATGTACTTCGCTATTTCAGGTCTGCTTTGCTCATCTTTTTTAATTAAAACAATTTTTTTATCGGTAGGAAGTACTTCTTTTGTATTTTTCCAGTTCATTTTATTTTTCCTTTAGCGCGTTCTTCCAAATGATTTATTATTTTAATGGTAACTTCTTCTGGAAGTTCCTCTAAAGTTTCAGCTTGAGCTTTTGCCAACCATTTCGATACTATTTCTGCTGGCTCTTTATACAAATCAATCAAATGTTTTAATTGTGCTATTTGTTCGTCGGATGCCAGTTTTTGAGAAACAGAATCTTTTTCTAATATTTCTTTACCGTATTTGTTGGCGATTTCACCATAAGAAAAAGGAAAACTATCTCCATCAGGAAGAGCTTCAATTCTGGATTTTTTTGTTATGCCAATACGATCCTTTCCTCTTTTTTGTATTTCAAATACTAAATCAAATAAATAATCAAGTTTTTTATAACAATCAAAGGTTTGGCCTAGAACAGACATATTTTGTCCATATTCGTTTTTTGCATGGCTCGTAATAATTACATTCATATCTAATCTAATTAATAGATTCAGAAGATGTTTTATCTGTTTATTCGCTTCACTATAATGCCGTCCAAAATCTGTCCCATTTTTCAGTGCAGATTTATCTAACAAATCATTATAAATGGTAGTTAAAGGATCGATAATGAGAGTTTTGTAAGGATGTTCCTCAGTTAATAGAGCTTTTACTTCCTTTAGAATCTCATCGAAGTCTCCGGTATAGAAATATGCACCACCATTCTTATCTAAAATCTTTACATATTGGTCATTAGTTGCGCCCTTTTCTGTATCAATTAAATAAGGTTTAGGGAAATGGATAGCTGCAGTGGTTTTACCCACCCCTGCAGGTCCATAGAACAACGCCTTTAAACGTTTTTTAACTGTTGTTGGCTTTATGCCTCTTAGTGCCATTTTAAACTCCTAGCGTGTTTGTGAGCTGCCATACGAAATACAAGGTTAAAAAGAATGTAATCCCCACAAGAGCAATTATTCCCATTGTACTAACAATCATATTTCTCCAATCCTTTGAATTCTTACGCATTTTAATATCCTTATCTTTGACAGTTAGTATTATTTTCGTGAGATATCTCACACATCGGGCAATATTCTAAATCAGTTGAACTCAAGAGAATTAAACTATTTAAAATGTACGTGTAGTATTGTACAATTGAGCTGTTAAGTTTTTTCATTGTTGTACCCTTTGTCCCTTGTGGGGTTGTTAGCGCAACCCCATTTTTTATTTGAACCATCTCATTTCTCCTGTATTTTTATCTGTAACGAATCTCATAGCATTTTCTTCTAAGAAATCCATCCTCATTTCTCCTTCTACTTCTTCTTTAGTATCATCAATTAGTTCTTGCATATCATTTGAAAAGTATTCAGTTAATCTATCAATTACTGTATTTGAGAATTCTATCTTCATATCCATATCTGGATTCTTTGAAAAAGATCCAAAAAGGCATGAAAAATCAGAACAGTCTAATACAGACATAAATTCCATATTTTCATCTTGATCTATCAAATACTTTACAAATTCAGCTTGTTTTGTATCTGAGATATCTCTAACAGAAACATCTGTATTTCCATAAAGATCGTGGTGATCCACAATGATATCTTTGATGAAGTCTTCTAGTTTTGTAGATTTGTATAACATTGTAGATTCTCCCTTGTTTTTGTGTATGTGATATAAATATATCACCCCTGATATCACAGGTCAAGCAATCTTTTCAAATTTATTTCTGTTTTTTTCAATGAGCTCTACAATAAGGTCTGACATATACACTTCTTTCTTTAGAGCTGTTAGTTTTAGAAGTCGGTATGTTTTAGTTGGCATCCTGAGAAGAAAACATTTTTTAGCGCTTTTTGAAGTAGGCATAATTAATCCCTTTTGGTTAGTTAAAATCGAAGGCTATCACGATATATTTAGGATATCAAGATATTTTAAAAATATATTTACACAGATGCCAAACTGGAGTAGCTTAAATGTTCATCACCAGGAAATAAGTGTTTTCATTAACAAACACAAGGAGAAAGTGTTCATGTCTATTCGTTTAATTTCTAAAATATTTGATATGGATTTTAAAAAATCCGCTTTAAAATTCGTTCTAATTGCATTGGCTGATAACGCTACAGACGATGGTTATTGTTATCCGTCTATCCCACGACTATCTAAAAAATGTTCTATTTCTGAGCGCGCAGTATTTCGCCATATAGCTGATCTAGAGAAATCTGCCTATTTAAAACACAATTGTCGAACTGACAAAAACGGAAGAACTAAGTCGAATGAATATTGGATAACTTTGGATAACTCTGTTCAAGATTCAATCAGGGAGGGTGACAATCTGTCAGGGGGGGGGTGACACAGTGTCAGGGGGGAGGGTGACACACAGTCACCCCTTTAACCGTCATATAGAACCATCAGTTAATATTAAAAATATTAACAAACGTCTAGTTTCAAATAAAAGTTCAAAAAATGAACAAATCGATAGTGTTTTCGATTACTGGAAAAAAATCTCTTGTCATCCAAGATCGAAATTAGATTCAAAACGAAAGAACGCAATTACAAACGCTTTGAAAAATTACAGCGTGGATGAATTGAAGCTCGCCGTGGATGGTTGTATCAAAACTGAGTTCAACCGTAACCACGGTTACGATGACATTGAACTCATTTGCAGAAACTCTGTCAAAACTGATCGATTCATTGTTCTGGCTACAAACACGGATAAAAAATCTGTAACCGGAAATAAGAGTTGTATGTCTTGGGTAATGAAAAACTTGGAAAAAATGGAAAAGGAAAATAAACCAAACGGGAAGGTGAAGAATGGAAATTAAAACAATAATGAAAATTTTTGCGATATTCACACAGAATTATGGAGGATTGTGGACATCGCGTTGTGCTAATGAGCAAGAATGGGAAATGTGTTCGAAGCTCTGGGAAGGAATGCTTTGTGAGTTTAAAGAAATAATTCTGGAAAAATCCCTCAAACGAGCGATTGAACAATTTGTCGATCGTCCACCGACGATTGGTCAGTTCAAAGAAATTTGTAAATTGATCGTGGAAGAGAACAGATTTTTTAATCAACCAAAAAAAATTGAGGAGATTGAAGTGAACCCATCCGATTTTCAAAAAAATGAAATAAAAAAAATAAAATCAATTTTGTCTAGAACGGATTCGGTTAAAAAAAGGGTTTGCGTTCCACAAAAAGGACGTGATGATTTTTTGTTCAACTTAGAGGAGAGCCAAGCCATCGATCTTGCAGCGAATGATCAGTTTGATCGCTTGAGGATTATTTCTGAGAGAAAGTTGTCTGAAAGCTGTCGTCCTAGTATGAAACATATCTCTAAGGCCTCAAATTTGTCCAGAGAGATGCGAAAATCAAAAAGAGATAGTGAGCAACCATCTGAAAGTTTTAACTCATACAGAGCTCGTAAGAGCGGTTTTGAGGAATGTCATGAAGCCTAATAATCTGAGCATCAGGTTATCAATTCCTACGGAATATCAAGAATGTCGATGTTTTTGGGACTGGTGCATACTTAATCCGAAAATTAGAAATAATATTATTCATATCCCAAATGAAGGAAAAAGAACAAAAATAGGAGGGTTTTTACTGAAAAAAATTGGATTGAAAGCTGGAACTTCTGATTATTTTTTAACCATTCCAACCAAGGATTTTCACGGTCTATGGATTGAAATGAAAAGAAAAAATTCAAAATCCTCCCTGATTAGAGAATCTCAAATTAGATTTATTGACGATCAAATCAAAATGGGATATCAAGCAAAAATTGCTTATGGAGCTGACCACGCAATTAAAATTGTAAGAGAATACCTACAACTCTGTGCGTGATATCTTACAAAATAAAGTAGGATATTTTTATGCTAATGAGCAGATGTTGTGAAGCAAAATTAAAACAAGAAGACATGTATTTTGTATGCAGTAGATGTTCTCGTCCATGTGATGGTAAAATAATGAACGAGGACCCAAATAATGAAACAAGCCACTCTCGTGATTCTAAAAAATATGTTAGAAATTCACGAAGGAAAAAGAAATAAGTTATATTACGATACAAATCATATCCCTACGATCGGTATAGGACGAAATCTGGAAAGAGGATTGTCTGATTCAGAAATTGAAATTCTATTTTACAATGATGTGAAAGAATGTGAATCTTATTTGATCAAAAAATATGAATGGTTCGAAGATTTAACAGATGCAAGACAGGCTGCATTAATTGATTTGTGTTTCAATCTCGGACCCACAAGTTTTTCTAAATTTAAAAAAATGATATCCGCAATAGAAGAAAATAATTACATTGATGCCGCAAAAGAACTGCTTGATAGTAAATATTCATCTCAAGTAGGACAACGAGCACAAGATCTAGCTAACCTTCTAATTGTAGGAAAATTTAAAGGTGGAATATCATGGCAAGTTTAAGTGAGATTGTCTCAAAAGCTGCTCCAATTTTAGGTGCAGCTTTAGGCGGATTTGGAGCTCCAATCGGAATGATTGTGTCCGGAATAGCTTCTTTGTTCGGAGGAGCTACAGATGAAAATGATTTGATTGCAAAAATCAAAGCTGATCCGGAAGCATTTTTAAAATTAAAACAGTTCGAAATGCAACATGAAGTAGATTTACTAAAATTTGCAACTGAAGATAGAAAATCAGCAAGAGAAAGAGAAGCTTCAATTGTCAAATCAACAGGTAAAAGAGATTGGGTAAATGATTTTCTATCCGTTACTCCCTTCTGTGCTCTTATGGTTCTAACTATATTTTGTCTTTTTCACACGCCTCAAGGAAATGATTGATATTCTTGATGAATCATCCAGTGGATTAATTCGTCGAGCCATTCAATATTATTATAAACGCGAGATAGAGAATCTTCGTGAAATAAAATAGATTATTTCTTTTTATCTTTTTTTCTAAAGTATTCCATATCTGATTTCCGTGGTCTTGCTCCGAAATGGTAACCCATAACGTATCCTAGAAATGACGAGAACATATCAAATAACATGTAGAAGAAATCTTTACTATTTCCTTGAGGCGTGTGAAAAAGACAAAATATAGTTAGAACCATAAGAGCACAGAAGGGAGTAACGGATAGAAAATCAT